CCATCCGACTGTTTGCGTTATGCGTCGGTGCTACCCCAGTCCCTGAGACCACACCTTCCATCAACAGCGGTTCAGCATCGTACTGGCACTGCAATGCGAATATCGTGACCGGACTGCTGACGCGAAGCCGCGAAAATGCGTCAATGTTCGCGCCGTCGTCCAACTTCACAGAACTCGCTTCAGTTGCGCCGAATGACCCAAAATAACAAGCGAGCTGGAAAGTCCCTTGAGCACTCGCGCCGTTGACATAACGAACCCTGAAATACCTTGGTCCCTTGATCTCTGTCACGAATTGATGCGCGCCAGCGGCTATAGGTGTCCCGGCCTGCGGGTAAGTTCGCCAGTTGGTGCCGTTGATGCTGAAGTCGGTATAAAGCGTCCCGGCAACATCGGCATATACCGACACCATCACATCAGGGAAGAAGTTCTGCTCACCCGTTCCGGTATAGGTCGCACCACCCGTTAAAGGCGTCGTGCTTGCGTTGCTGGTTGAAACCAGACCCTGTGGTTGATTGATAACGACAGGGTTCATGCAACGGTAATCCCGATGGAAGTTATGGCATCGCCCGTATATGTGAACGTCTCAGTGATCGTCTTAGACGGAACCGTAGACGAGTCCACACTGACGCATCCCGAAATTTGACCCTTTGAGTTATAGGAATACGTTTGAACCAGGATGGTCGCGCCCCCAACGATTGCGGTATGTGTCACTGTCGAAACTGTTCCATTAGTGTTCCTCGCCACCGTCTGATTAGACAGCGTATAGAATCTGTTGTACGTCCCTTGATTCAGATCATCAAGGGTATTGGTTGCGGTCGCTTCCTCTTCGATGCTGTTCAGTTTTGACGTTAGCGAATCCAGGTAGCGCAGTTGCTGAAGGTTCATTCCCAACAGACCCCATGCGCGAGCGTCAAAGTAGTCGGTCACTTGTCTACCTCTACCTCACCGTAGGACGCATACATCGCTCTCTTGCAAGGATCAGATATTAAAAATCTAACGTGCAGGTAACGATGTTGTCCTAAGCGCCGCCAGACCAATCTGTGCTTTCTTTCCCCAGTAGCCCCAAGAGTTCCATAACCCACGGTATTCCACTCGACACCATCTTCCGATAGATCAAGTCGAATCTGCGGTTCACTGTGGTCCGTTGTTTCCCCGACACTCATATCAACCAGCAGTCTGTGAAGTCTGAAGCGGTCGCCTTCGTTGTGAATTACAGGGAAGATGATTTCAGAAACGAGTTCGTCACCGGCTTCTGTAAAAACGGTGTCGTCCAGTTCGTAAATGTTGCCGTTCTCAAAGTCACCGAAGTAGTGCTTGTTGTAGCAAAAGGCGTGACCACGAACTCGCCATCGATCCTCGCCCAGCGATTTCCTTTCATGCCACATCTGAGTCGCAGCGTCGAACAGCCAAGTGATCGAAGGCGTACTGAGAACGAAGAATTCATGCCCACCGTAGGTATAGGCAAAACACTCGGCTTGGTCGATGTCCGTTAGCGTCTTTTCAACTTCGTGAGTTGAGATACGAACGGGCGAATAACCACCTGCAAGCCTTCTAACGATTCCATCCTGGTCCAACCAGATGACAGAATTATCGATTTTTGCGATAGCGTTGAATCCAGCCAGTCCCTTTTCAGTAATCCCACCAGAGACCCGCTCTAGGGGAAAATCTACACCACCCGTATTAACCCACGTCTCAATCGTGCGAGTACCAAAAAGTAGGACTTCTCTGTGATCAACGAATGCCCGAACGATGATGTCAGGGTCAGACTCAGCCGAAGCGAAGTCCAAAGCATCTATCGTTCCGCCCGCATACAGCGCGGATATCGAGAACTGTCCGGTTCCATTCGAGAAGATGAAATAACCGTCCAGGAACTCAACCGCATCTGCACCTAGAAAATCCGGGTCAGTGATCTGCGTTAGAGTCCCATCGTAAATGTAAGCGTTACCACCAGCCGCAATGCAAAGCTCTGTGGTGCTCGCTGCGGCAACTACCTGACCCGTACCTGAAATGGCCCCGATTACCACCGCAGCGCCGCTTGTAGTGATCCGGTAGAGAACTTCCCCCACAACGGTATACAACTGGTCTTGGAACGTGAAAATGCCCCTTCCTGCCCCCGTTCCAGTGGTCCCGAATAACGCTAGTCCGTGAGAACTGAGAATCTGCACCGGCGATCGTCCGCCGCCAGTCTTCTCTGCGTACATATTGATCAGTCTTTCAGCGTTAACCTGGCCCGCTTGAGCAGACTTCAGCGCGATGAGAAGGTTCATCAGATAACCGTATCTCGATTCGGATTCCATCTAAGACCGATGTCAGCCGATAATGGTCTGATCTTGAGATAACGATTCTGCATGTACCTGAAACCCTGAGCCGCCATCGCAATCAAAACAGGGGTAGGCGCAACCCCGAACTGAGGTGCTAGTCGCATCGCGAGATTGTAGGCAAAAGCAGAATGATGGTCGTCAGGGTATGGAAGGACATCCGTTAACCCGGTAGCTGTGATGTGTTCCAAATCAATACCATCATAGAGCCACGAGTTAAGCATCTGGTTCAACGCAGTTAAACCATTGGCACCCTCATCTGCATTGGCCACTTCGCCAGAATGCAGGACGCCCAACTCACGAAGGGCTTGATTCACGATGTCTCGATAGGTAGCCACTTATGCCTTCCTCAAAGCGAAATACATACGCTCTCCTTTCTCTTCCTTCCACTCGGGAATGAAGTCGACTTTGTAGATGTGCCGGTAATCCGTGGTCGGTTTGTCCTTCTCGCCATAAAGTTTCTGGCTTAAAAACGACAGCGTTCCATCAGTAATCACCCGGGTATGCCCAGGATCGCCCCATGCCCACGGCGAATCCCAGCATGGTACTGAGCCATAAATCGTGCCGTCCTTTCTCAGAATTCTATGAATCTCAGTAAAGAATGCGAAGAATGAAACGAAATCGCCTTGTTTGCCAAAGTGTTCAAGACACTCGTAAATGTGAACCTCATTGAACGATTCATCATGGAATGGCAGAGGAAGATTATTCAAATCCCACTGCACATCAGGGTTGCAGGAAATGTCGCTATCGAGCGTGATAAGGTTTTTCCACTCGTGAGTTTCGTCTTTTAGTGCAAGCAGCTTTCTACGGTCGTTCCCACATCCAAGCAAAAGTTCTGTATAGGGCGACTCGGCCTCGAATAACACTTCAGCGACAGGATTCACGAATTGATTAGCCACGAGCCTTCTCCTTCGGCAGCAATCCAATGGGGTTAATCAAAGCCGGTTCAGCACCAGCAGCGATGGATTGGTCGTATTTATCTACTTGCTCGTTGATGTATTTGTGCCAATTACACTTGTACCCACCGTGAACGAAATCGAAGTCAGGCCAGACATAGATAGGCTCGTTGTACTTCGCGACGTAATCATCACAAAAACAGAAGTCCTCGCCCATGAAGTAGCCTTCTTCCGTCAACTTGGTATAGAAAAGTCTAGGGACATCCGCGAAGTCAGGCTGTTTGATGTAAGTAGCCTCTGCCGCCATTTCCTCAATGATTCGTCGTTCGATACACAAAAAACCTGTAGGAACGCGATTGCACTTGATCCAGCCGCCTTCAGTCGTGGATATTCCACCATCTTCTGATTCGATATAACGACACGGGTAACTTTCTGGTTCCTGTCGTCGTCGGTAAACACCCGCACAAACTGGTCTGCCTGAAGTTACCAGTCCAAGGAAAGCGCGAGGTTCCCACTTCAAATCGGCGTCGATGAACAGCAAGTGAGTACAGTCAGTCCTCAAGAACATGTTGACGAAATTGCATCTCGCCAAATCAATAAACGCGCCGTTCCCCATAACCCCAGCGGTAACGTGTATCCCGTTGGATACCGCGTACATCGATGATTCAGCCAGGGAAACCGCGTAGTCCGTATCCACTTTGCCATCATAAGCAGGCGTAGCCACATAAACCCGAATGGGAAACTTTTTCGCTTCCTCTTTCTTCTTCCCTTCTTTTCCCCATCGTCCAAATGCCATTTTTCTCTCCAGAATTGGCGCACCGTATGGGCAGTCACGGTGCCAGACTTGGAGAGCGGATGACTCCGCAGCCCGGAAACTCTCCCTGTTTCTACCATTAAGTCAGAGCGTGAAACCCACGTGCTGCCAGCTCGGGATACAACTCACCGAACCCATAGAGCACGTCGATCCTGCAAGGAACGGTGTCCGACGCAATCGCGTACTGCTTTGCGATCCTCATCGAGATTCCGTCCATAGAGTCACGAGCACCCCAGGCACCAAATTCCTGCACGTCAACCAAGTCAGCCGTACCGAATACGAAGGCATCCTTGTGAAATTGCAGGTTTTGGCCATACGCCGTTGAAGCCACGCCGAAACAAGTCACGGTGTTATTGTTGGTATCAGAAATACCCGACAACACACAGTTTTTGTAGGCGTTGCCAGTACCGTAGATCAAACCGGGCTTGACCGTGACGGTATAGGCGTTCGCAAGCGTAGTCAGGGTTACATCAGATTGCACAACGAACTTCTTCAGCCGACCCGTATTCGCTTTTGATTCGGGATGTACGTCGTAGATCCCGGAAATGGTGATGATGTCACCAGCGAGCAAGGTTGTAGCGGAAGTAGCCGTGTCGATGTCTACCGTCGAAGACGAAACCCAGACGTTAGCCGTGGTTGACGTTCCCAGAGCTGCACCAGTAGTCAGTGCCGAGCCGGCAAATGAACCACGGGTATGACTTGGAAGGAACGTATCCTCGAACACGTCAAAACCTCCGGTGCGGCCCATCATGCCTTCCCTGAACTGGGTGTTCAGGTTGGACGGATTCGAGAACAGACCTTTGGTCGCGTCATTGAACTCGACCATTGAGGCCGGATTCAGCAGCGCCGTTCGTTGTCCCGGAGGTGCGAGGTTTTCAGTCAGAGTCTGACCGCCTTGCTGGAACTGCTTGAAGCTCATCTGAGTGCTGGTGGTTCCGGTGTAATTTGGCACGAGCTTGTAGGCCCGAGTCAGACAATCCGATTCCAGGTATGCACCCAGTTGCGCCATCGCAGGCTGAATGAACCGACTTGAAAAGTCGTCCATGCTCATCGTGAGGTCGACAGTCGTGAACGAGACATCCACACCGATCTGACTTGTGATCGTCAGCGGGGTTGATCGTTCAACGTGGTCCTGCGGACTCAAAGTCGCGCCGGTCCGAACCGTATACTTTGAAGGCATACGAATGTTGAGGGTTGAGCCGATCTTTGCCCCGGTCTTGGCGAATTGACTATCGTATTCGCGGTTGACAGAAGACAGGAACGGCACTTTGCCGTGAAGTACCCGCAGTGATTCTCGAAGAATCATAAGGGGTGTCAGTATGCTGTTGGCCATTATACATTTCCTATTTGAAGTAGTAGAATTCGCTTACCACTTGGAGAGCGATATGTCTGACATCGAATTCCGCGTTTACGATCATCTGTATTCAGTTTCAAAAGACGGCTTGCTTCTTCGTAAAGGCATTCCCTATACGGCAATTACTCGCCGCGATGGATACCAAACAGCAGGTCGATACCGTCTTGTCCACCGCATGATTGCAGCCGTGTGGCTTAGACCCATCAATAAAGATGAGTGCGTTCACCACATCAACCACATCAGAGACGACAACCGCGCCGACAATCTTGAAATTGTTGGCCGAATTGAACACGTCACTGAAAAACATGCAGACGCTCTCGAACGCCTTGGCAAATCCAAGATGTCCGAAGCTGGCAAACAAACACTTCGAGAACTACGACTTGGCTCGAAACTGTCCGAAGAAACCAAGCAGAAGATTGGAGCCGCAATGAAGCGACTCGGCATCAAACCACCTGTTAACCGTGGACCGTTACCAGCATGGGTCATACAGAAACGCAAAGAGAACCCGCATAAGGCTCAACCCTGCATCGTTTACGGCATTCAATACAAAACACTAAAGGAAGCGGCTAAAGCCAACGCTACCGGATGGCAAGCCATCCGAAGACGCTGTTATTCGCCTAACTACCCTGATTTCCAGTTGGTCAGCGTTTCCTAAGCTGATCCTCGCGCCACTTGCGCCACTCGTCAGATGTCATCTTGTCCGGATCAACAATCGCCGATCCTGAACCGCCTGATAACGGACGAATAGGTGGTGGGGCTTGGGTTACCGTTTTTGGCTGTGGCAAGGTCACCCTTGCTTCCAGCCGCCCTATTTCGAGGCCAACTTGATAGTCAGAAAGACCTGCAATCCTCATCGCTTCTTCGGGATGCTTCCCGAGATGGTAGAGAATCTGTGGCCCTTGATCGCTCTGGTCTAGCACGGTCGCCATCGTTTCGGTAATGGCGAGTCGCGGATTAAACGCAACCTCTTCAAAGTCAGGTGTAGTCGTCGCAAAACTCTCAGCTTTCGCAATGAAAGCCTCGTGTCGGCTCTGCTTCTGTTTTTCAACTTCAGCCTTACCCTGTTCTGCAAGTAACTGCCTGACTTCCTGTGCGGCCTCGTACTTGGCGGATGCCCGGACCCATTCTTCATAGGTCTGGAATTCTTCCAGCTTCGGCTCTTTCAACGGTTGCACTTGCGGCTCTGGTTTTGCTTGTTCCTTTTGAGGAAGCAAACGATCCACCATTGCCTGTAGTTCCTGAGCGCGTCTTTGTTCCTGACGCCAGTTGGCGGTTAATTCATCTAAACGCTTTTGGATTCCAGGCTTTCGCTTGGGGGTGTCCTCTGCGCCAGATTCTTCAACTTCCTCGACTTCGGAAGCGGTCGCTTCTTCCTCAACAACTTCGACCTGTTGCGCCTCATTCTCAACGGGCAAGGCTTCGCCCGGCACCTCAACAGTGACTTCAGACATTTAGCGTGTCTCCACGAATTTAGCCCCGTTAGCCCAACGGGTAGGGTTTTCTACGCGATCTTGCGCAGGATTTCCTCGATGATCTCGACCAGATGTTCGTCACCCGCTCGGATCGCCATGACTCTTCTGTCATCAGCGGTTAGATAACCACCTGATGCCGCCTCTGCTGCTACAACAGCACCGATCTCTATCGTTGCCGGGTACTCAGTGAGTACCAAGGCATCCGTACTGGCCAGGATGTTATAACTGACGCTTATCGACGCTGGATATTCCGTCAGCGTCAACGCTTGCGACGTGGCGTTGATCTCAGTCCCGACCACTACCGTCGCCGGGTATTCCGTCAGAATAAGCGGATCAGTACCCGCTGCGATGTTGTAACTGATACCAATGGTCGCCGGATACGTTGTCAGTATCAGCGGATCACTGGTAGCCGCTATGTCATAACTGACACCTATCGTCGCCGGATATTCAGTGAGGATAAGCGCGTCAGTCGTCGCATTGACATTGATGCCAGCCGCTTCTTTCCAGAACAGCAGAAGCATTTAGCCGACGCCCATGAGCATCAGGGAATTTGCAGGGATGTAATCAATCCGCAAATAACC